AAAAAGGAAAGAGACGATGTCGAAAAAGAAAACTATGTCGAGAGGCTCATTTTTACCAAAATGCCCCTTATAATATAGGAAAAAAAGGATTTAGAAATTTTGTCTTCAAAATCTCTAAATCCCTCTTAAAAATTTTATTATAAAAAATGGTGCTGAATAGGTGAAATTACATAAAAATGCAAGTATATTCGATTTTACAGGCGCTTAATAAATGCAATATGTAATCTGTATGTAACAGCATTAAAATTTCGGTTTGAATAATCATATTCCCCCTTGACATTTTTGAAGTTATAAAGTATATGAAAAATAGATGACAGATAATTGAGTAAGAGAAAAAGGGAGAGCCTAATGCAGACTTTCCCTTTTTCTTTTTTTAAATAGGAGTGATACTTGAATAGTAGCAGATATTTTATAAAAAAGAAAATCATAGAGTTCATGTACGGAATTTTTTTCAAAAAATAAAAAAACCGGGTAAGCCTTGCGACCTACCCTTGATTCTGTCCTGCACACTTGAAGCTTTCTGCTCTTCTAATGTCATTCTTAATTTCCCGCATGTCTTCTTTTAAGTCAGATTTCATTTCTTTTATGAGTTCTTTAATGTCATTATCTCTATCGTCTGACAATCTTTTCATCTTGTCTAGCTCATTATAAAAATCATTACGAAGATTCCGAATGACATTATAAAGAAGTCCTATGACTCCGCACATTGTTCCTAGTATTGTAAAAAGTAATCCATCTGTCATTTGTCCTCCTTATTTATAAAATTTATCTAAAAACTTACTACCGGTAGTTCCATCAGAGTCGTGGAATGGACTTAATTTTCCAGCTATCTTTCCATAGAATAAAAACTCAATAAATTTTTTCATCAATTCAAAATATTCTTTATTGATGTTGTAAATTGGGGCTTCCATTCCTTTTATTGAATACCAGACATCAGAACCAAATTGAAATAGATAACAACCAATTAAAAATGCAAATGACAAGGGTAATATCCACCCAATCAAAGGCATAGCATTTACCAAGCCTTGAATGAATTTATTTCTTGCCAATATATTTTGTGTCTGAGCTTTGATTCCTTCTACTTCAATTTTTCCTAATTCAACGACTAATTTTTCTTTTTCATCATTCGTCATTGGAATTTTTTTCCCAATAACATCTAATACTTTATCAATTACTTTTTTCCCTACAACGCTGCCAAACACGCTTGCTAATGTTACACTCATATTTCTACCTCCTCAATAAATTTTTTCAATATTTCTCTCATTTCTTCCACAGAAATGTAATCCTTCTCGTTTGAACCAAAAAAGGGCTCTATCAGTATATAGTGCCCTCTGCTGTTACATATTCCGTAAGCTCCGTTTCTCTCGCGTTCATGAGAAACTTCTATAATTCCTCTGTTTCTATGTCCTTTATCTGCTAGTCTGTCTAACAAATTCTGTGCCAACATTTTAGCTTTTTTGTTGCCTTTAAAAATTAAAACTTCCGCTCCGTTTGCGTTCGAGATAGCACTATTAAAGTGCAACTCAATAGCAATGTCATAATCTATCTGTTCTAATCGGTTAAGCATTTCTCTCATTTCTAGCCCGTATCCTCTGTTTGCATTTCTGCAAAGAACAGGAACATCTATTCCTTTCACAACTTCCCCCCAGTAGTCATATTCTGACATTTTGAGATGAGGAGAATATGCCCCTTTATCTCTCTCATTGTGTCCTACTATCAATACCGTTTTCATTTTCTGCCTCCTTTCTAAAAAAAACAACCTCATGAGAGGCTATTTAAGCCCTCTTGAAAATGGCTCAGATACATTTATATACCCTCGCTCCAAGCAATTTTCTCTATTTCCTCTATATTTTGAGCTTTTTCTAATTCTTTCCACATTCTTTTTAAATCATTCCAAATTTGAGTCTTTCGTTTTCCCCATAAACCAACAACTTCTAGCAATTCTTTATATGTGAATTCTTTGAAAGTGTTATCTTTTAATCTCCACTCTTCTTTGTCTGTAATTTTTTTCATTCCGAGTGCAATTTGAAGCCCTCTCTGTTCAAAATTTTTTACGTCAATATCCTCTCGCATTTGAAACATGAAGTTTTTATACTCTAAATCTGCATCAATTTTTTCTTGTCTTTCATTTTTCCATTTTTCGTTTATTTTCTTTTTTATCTTCTCTAAGTTTGGAGAATAAACTAGTTTTTCGTTTTGATAAATATAATCACTTAAATTTTTATCAAACTCAAAATCGTCGTCTACAGTAATCTCCATAGAGTTCTCCAATTCTCCGAAATCACAGTACGCTAATAATCTTTTATTTTCATCAATTAAAATTTTTATTTTCTTCATCGTTCCTCCCACTAATTATATAACGTGCACTGCTTCAATAGCTGCGTCATTGCCTTGACCACGTCCTGCGAATTTAACTCTGCCATAATAATCAATTTCTATTGTATATTCAGATGAACCTTCGTCGCCTACTCCAAAACCTTTCAACTGATAAGTTTCTTTGAATAAAGTTTCTGTAGTTGTTGATCCTCTATAAGTTGAATGCCAACTTATCTGAATAAACACGACTTTCCAGCCACTTGGAAGAGAGCACACTATTCCTCCTTTTTGTGTATACATACCTGACCAAACCTTTTTTACAACGTTTGATTTTTCACCAAGCTTCTCATCAATTTCAGACTCTGTATAGTATCTATCGTCGTGATAATGCGTATCAGGCGGAAATGTTTCAGGCTTATCTTGTATCGAATTCCATGTTAATTTGATAGCTTTAATTTTCGATGCAAGCGCTTTCCACAGTTTGTAAAGTGCTCTTCCTGTCGCTAATTCGTTAGTTCTATCGTACTCATAGTCATCCGTTTTTTCTAAATTGAACCCGGATTTTTTTGTTTTAATAATCGGTTCTTTTGTATTATCCGCCTCTTTTCTTTCTTGAATTTCTCTTTGTAACATTTCTGTCGTTACCAAAGCTTTTTTTTCTACGTTCATAAAGATATTTTCACTATTTGCAAATGAATATATAAAATTGTATGTTAAAGAGATGATATTTTCTGATTCTTTTGGCATATAATCAGCTTCAGAAGCAACCAATATAGAAAACAATATTTCTGTTCCTTCATTCTGTCTAGCATAAATTCCTATTGCTCTAATTGGATAACCTTCTTGTAATCCTTCATTTGTAATAAGAGAGTGGAGTAATACTTTTCCTTTTTCTTTTCGAACTTCAGATATAAGAACACTTTGCTTAGGCTGTTCTAATTTTTGTAATTTGCTAAAATCCGTTAAATCTGAATAAGAATAAGAAGTTGTTTCTATTTTAGTAAAAGTTATATTTGATTGTTTTGATAAAACATTTAATAGTAATTCTTTTCCTTTTTTTGTGACTATTTTTTTCTTCCACGATGCCATATTCTACCCCCCTATTTCAATAGTTTGTTTTACTTCTATTGTATTTCCGATTCCTATATAAATATCATAATTTTCATTCTGTTTGTACAAAATTTCATCCAAATGACTTCTTACATTTTTTGTTTTATTTATTGTACGAATCAACAATTCGTATGTCTTTGAGCCTTGTACATTCGCATCCGTGACTATTTTAAATTTTCCAGGTTGACCGCCGTATTCATACCACTCTTGAACCTCGAAATTATTAAATAAAAGAGAACATATATTTTTTAAACTTCCTATCGTTCCTTTTTTCATATGTATGATAAGACTTTCTAAAATCAATTCTCTTTTTCTTTCTATTGAGATCTGTGTATCTATAATATCTACATTAAATTCCCAAAGTAGATTTTCTATTTCTATATCATTCATATAAAAAAGTTGGTCTAATACCGAAAATATAAAAAAAGTTTCTTTTGCTCGCTTTTGAAATATATAGTCAATTGCTTTTAAAATATTTTGTGTTTTTTCGTCGTCAAACATCGAAGACGGAGCTAAATTAAATAGGTTTACATCTATTGTCTTAATCATAAGTCTTCTACTCCTTGATAATTTAATACTATGTTTTTTGCAATCGCAACTTCTTTATTAGATAATTTTTGAAAAACTGGTTTACTCATCTCTATCCTTTTCACTCCAGCTATTTTCAAAGATTTAATTATTTCATCCGGGTTAATATCTCTTCCTAGCTTAGATTTTTGCCACAAAATATATTCATCAATTTTCTTTTTTACTTCTTCCTGAATAGTATTTACAAAAGCCTCATTTTCTTTCCCAATATAGTAATTTAACTCAATGTCGAATTTTATAATTTTTGGATCTTTTATTGTTACTTTATCGGTCAAAGGTCGAACAAAATCGCCATTTACTGTTTTACTTATTTTCTGCTTTAATTCTGAAGAAGCAAGCCCTCCTTTTGTCCAAGGATAAATATCCACTTCACAAGGTTTTTCACTCTCTATTGACACATCTATAATTTCAGGTGAAGTAGATTTCACCCAAAATTCGTATGCCCCTACCGAACCAGCAACAGTAAAAGATTCTGGAATCTTTCGAATTCTTTCTCGATATGCTTCATCACTTTCTATATCTGTTCCCCCGGTTGTAATACTTATATTTTCAACAGAAGAATAATAAGGATATAAATCTACCATAGTATTGATTTGACCGATTGGTATTCCATTTCCTTGTATTCCAGTTGTTAAGCAAGTTGCGATTCCTTCTACAAATGTTTTTCCTTTTAAAATTTTATACTCTTCATCCGTAGAAAAGTATAACTCATTATATTGAATCAAACTTCCTTTCGGTATTACAATATCAGAGGATTGAATACTTATAATAGAGAATCTAAAGTTTGCTTGTGCTGCTTGACTATAGAGTCGCTTTCCTCTTTCCCCGTATATTTCACCTTGCAAATCCAATCGTTCTCCTCTAGCAAATCTTAGATATTTCTGCTTTGCTTGGTCGTTATAAAACTCTTCGCGCAATGCCATTAAATATGCCACAGATGAAAAAATCAAAGTTTCTGGACTAGCTTCATGCAGAGTAATTCCAGATAATCTTTGATATTCCCGTATCATCTCTTTTTTCAATTCTTCAGCATTTGAAACTAATATTTCATAATTTTCTAAGTTCTTCATATCATCAACTCCACATATAAGAAAATTGTAAAATCTCCCATTTTTTCCTGTTGAACTGATACTTTTTGTAAGCTTGCTCGAGGTTCGTATTTTTTTAATTTTGTCACTAGATCCTGTAAAATTTGATTTTCTATAATATCTATTCTTTTATCAATTAACGTAGAATCTATAGAAAAACCTCTCATTAGAGGCTGCTCACTCTGATATACTCTTAATATCATATGAACACATCGTAAAATATCTTCTACTTCACTTTGAGGATTATAGTTAATATCTTGCTTCGAGCTTACTTGATATATCATAATCTCCCTCCCTTTTCTTTTTGTTCTGCTATAATTTCTTCTTGATTTTGAAAATGAGCAGAATAATTAGATTGCTTCCGGTACTGTAATTGTTTTGTGTATATTGATGAATTATTAACATATTCTATCAATGTGATTTCTAGCTCTATTAAATCAAAGTCTCCAAATAAAGGATTATATCTACTTAGCTTCTCACTAATTTCACGAATTAAAAAAGGAAATTCTCCCATTACTTGTGTTCCTATTACAAGATAGTTAAAATTTCCCAATTCCATCATATTATATAATTTTTGTAATTCCTTCTTAGGACTGATTCCCAAACTTGAAATCAATTGTATAGAAAAAGAAATCTCAGTTAACTCTCTTCCTTGATGTCGAATACTTCCAATTCCGTAAATTGGAATATGTTCTGACAATTTTACTTTCCTAATCCTAGATAACTCTTTTTCGATAGACAGACTATGTAGCCCATTTACTTCAAATATAATCTTTCCAAAACTTCCTATCATTCGGGACCACCTGTCTTTTTATTTCCACTTTCAACCCCGCTATGAGTGTGTGTATTTAAAATAATATCTCCAACTTTTCCTGTTCCTTTAATAGTACCATTTCCATTTATCGTTGCATTAGCTTCAAATGTGCAATCTCCTGTTACTTTTAAAGTTTTTTTCATTTCTACGTCTGCTGTGATCACAACTTTTTGAATAGGAGATAAAGTAAGGACTCCTTCTTTATAAGAGTAAAATCCGCCATCCGAAAATGTCCTTTTCACTTCTCCCTCAGATATATCCGAAGACCTCATAGGGCACCCTAAAATATATCCTTGCTCCATCATATCCGGTAATGTCAGTACAATTACAGTTTGACCCGGAGAAAGATGATAGTTGTCTTGATGAGATTCGGAAAATGGAACTAGAATGTTTAGCCAGTCGCTTATTTTATCATCTCTATCTAAGTACTGTACTCTTGCTTTTCCGCTCTGTATATCAATTTGATTTATTTCACCTTGCTTCACAATATCCAGCATCTTTCTTCCCTTCCTTTCTTATTTCTTTTTGGTTTGTTCTTTCGCTTTCTTTTCCGCATGTTCCCTTGCTCCTAATCTTAAAAGCTCCAAAGAACACGAATAGTTTGAATCTATGTTATGTGTCACTTTATCAATAATATACCTGCCGGTAAATTTCCCAAAAGTTTCATCAAGCTCTACAATTGCTCCTGCACAGTAAGAAACATCGCCATTCACTGTCAAACTAGCAGAATATTCATGTCTTAAATTCTCTTTTAATGTTTTTTCTGCAACTTTTCTAGCTTTTCCTTTTCCTTTTGTTTTGATTTTTAGAGTTTTTTCTTTCTTTCTTTTTGGTTTTTTAGAATTCATTTGTGCTTTATACTCGCTATATCCCTTCATTCTACAGTCACCTCATTTCTCTTTTCCAACTCTTCTTTAGTTATTATCTCTCGAATATGTTGTTTTTTATCAGCATCATAATAGCTTACTTCTACTTTGTCATAAATAGCTTGATTTTTCTTTGTGAGAGAGAAAGAAGATATTCTAGAATCATGTACAGAGAAAGTAGTAAGTACTTCATTTTTCTCCATTTCTTCATCATCAAAAATTAGTACAGTATCATTTGTAATTTTTAAATTCAACGCAACTTCCCCTACAATTCTTTTTAAAAACCCTAAATCTGTTTCTCTGTCTTGATCCAACCGTTCAAAAAATTCATCTTCCCCATGAAGTTGAAATTGTAACTCATGCTTATTCGCTATTTTTTGTCCTAGCTCTGATAAAGTTATCTTTTCCCATGCTACACTATTTTTTTGTTCACGAGCATTCTGATTTGTTGGAAGAGCTAAGCATTTCAAGTTTAAAGTTTGGTCTTGAAAAGTTGGTTCATCTACATAAAATGTTCCTAAATTTAAAAATCTAGGAATTTCATTATCTACTTGCACTATTCCTACAGTAAGTCTTGCATTTTCATCCGGATACCATTCCCTAAGCCATCTATAATCTAAATTTTCCAAAGTTAGCTCCAAATCATCTACTGCATTTTTAGAATTATCTGTATAACTTAGAGATTGTAAGCTAGTTTGAATATCATCTGAAATATCCACCCCTTCATAAAAAACTAACACTTGAATATTATTTGCTATTCCCATTATCTCCACCTTTTCTCTTAAAAAGGACTGTTTCCAGTCCTCTTCCTACTTTTTCTTAAAATCTTTCTTTGCTTGATTGAATAAATCCTTTGGCTTCGTAAGTCTGTATTTTACACGACCGTATATGTAAACACATAATACAATCACCATGACTCCTAAGAAGCAATATCCTGCTACTGTCATATCTTTCACCTCGCTTTCCTGTTTTTAAGTATTAAAAAAAGCACTTAATCAACACTAAGTGCTTTTATCTCTCCATTCAACAAACCCATTAACATTTGCCCGTTTCTTTTACATAATTTGTAAATTTCTTTGTAGTACATCTTATTTTTAATCCCATTTTCTATGATTCTTGAGAACATGTCTTCCAACTGATGTATTGCTATCAACTTTCTAAATTCAATAATATCCCTAGTATTTGCTTTTATGCCAACTAAAGAATTTACCAATTTACTATATGTCATATAAAGCATATCTGCGTGGTTGCTTCCTTGTTCTTTCGCATAAGGAATTAGTTCTTGAATTGCATCTGTTTCTACTCTTCTTATCAGTTTTCCTTGTTCTCTAGTTAACAGCCATTCACTACTATTTCGATTTCTTAGAATTTGCTCCATTCTTTCAAATTCATTGATATACGCCACATTATACTCAAAGGCTTTGGAAACCGCTGCAGAATATCCCCCAATAACCTGAGCAATTCCTTTCTTAGTAATAAGATAGTTTCTAAATTGTTTTCCTCTATTTTCAAATATACTTTCTATATAAAATTCACGGCTTAAAGTTAAGCCACCAAATTTTTCTATATAACTATCAATTTTCATCAATAGATTTTTGTGTTCTACACCCAATTCCTCAGCTACCCGATTACTAGAAACTACTAAAATCCCATCTTTGTTTTCTACTTTTACTAATATATTTTCCATATTTTACCTCCCTTTTTTTCTGTTTTTAAGTATTAAAAAAGAGAGGCTGTGATACCTCTCTTCCTGTAAACTATTTATTTAATTTTGCTTTCCCTAAAACACTTCCATATTTTAAAACATTGAATGTAGAAATCATGCAGTCCTTTTTCGCTTTATTTAAACTCTCTATTTCGCTGTACAAAGGCAATAATTCTTCTTCATAGATTTTTTCAATTCTAGACTCAATAATATAAGCCTTTTTCATACATTCAAACATTCGATTGTAATAGTTATCCTCGAATGGTTCTTTATCAAAGTTTGCTCGCACCACAGGAACCTTAGGTGTTTTATCCTCTATTCTGTTATCTACCCGGAAGTAATTATCGATAAAATCTTTGTATTTTTCGTAGATACCATATTTCTTACAAATTGCAATGACTTGCTCTTTTGATAAAATACTGATTGCAGAATAGCCCTTATGATTTACTTTCTTATTTTCCTGTTTGTATTCTTGCAACTCTTTGTATCGTAAAGTTACGTTCTTTCCATAAGCTCTCCAATGAATATTCCCATTTGTAATTCCAGTCATTTTACTTAATTGTACTACTTCCATAACCGGTTGTCCTTTCCAAGTGGTTCGGATAGGAGTTTGATTTTGAAAATCCAGTTTCGTTTGTTTTGGATTTTTCAAGGCTTGTTCCATTCGATTGAACTCATTGATGTATGCCATCTTAAAATCAAGGTACCCTTGAATGTTGAACATATATAAAGTGAAACCATCTTTTGTGAGCAAATATTCTTTGTACTCTCTTTTTTGCCCTTTTACCTTATAAGTGCTTGATATTATTAGAGAACTCAGATTTGAGTTTTCTAATTTTGATACCTTCATCAATTCGTCAATATCTCTGAGCACATTAGATGGTCTTTTTCCAATTTCTTTTGCAATCACTCTGCTACTTACAACATAGATATCATTTTTCTTTTCTAAATGCACTAAATAATTCATATCCTACCACCTAGCTTCCAAGCTATAGCAATAGCTTCTGACATGCTTTCAGTGTAAAATTTTAAGCCGTACACAGTTACTTCCCATAAATTTTTGTTCTTTTTCATTCTCATTAAAAAATACCTCCATTCAAATTTTAATTGATAGAAGTACCCTTTCATGATATAATAGATTTCATAAGAGGGAAACTTCTTGGTCAAAGGTTATATTTATCGTTTTCGCAGGCGTAGATATAACCTTTTTATTTTTCTTTTCCTAATAATAAATAAACCCCTTTTCTAATAGCCTCTCCTTTTGTGATGTTATTTTTTTTACAGTACTCATTTAATTTTTCATCAGTATCTTTATCCAGTCTAAGGCTTGTTCTTATATTTATAGGGTTATCTTTTTTAGGTCTTCCTATTTTTTGTGCCATTACTCACCTCACTTTCAAGCACACATTTATTATAATTTATGCACGCTAAAAAGTCAAGAAATTTTTTTATAAAAAGAAAAGAGAGTTTTGAACTCTCCTTATAAACCTAAAATTTCTATTATCTTATCAATGTCTACCGAATGTTCGTGGATATTTTTCTCTTCATATCTTACTAAATAACTTTGTGCTTTTTCAACGATCAGTTTTAAATCTTTTTTTATTTTAGCTTCTATAATTTGTTGAAAGAATATATTTTTTGAGGTATGAAATTTCTCTTTATATTCCTTTTTTATTGGAAACATCTTTATAAAATGCAATCCGTGATGATATGTTTCTTTTGTTGTGTGGTTTGGAGGCAAAGAATAAAATTCCCACTCTTTAGCATTTGGAGGGATATTAGACCTAAAAGGAATAGCAAAATCTATATTTCTATTTTTATATTTCAATTTTAAAATTATAAGATACGGTCTTTTTAATTTATCATTATGTAACAATTCATAGTCAGTGCATATCTTAAAAAATTCTTGTTTTACTGAAACAATTTCTATTTTTGGCATTTTTCCTCCATAAAAAGTAAAAGACTGGAATAAACCAGTCTTCATACGAGTGAATGATATTCTTACCGTCATTCCCGATTCAATTATCCTTAACTAGTAAGGCTTTGATGTTAATTCATTGTAACTTATATAATGTACAAAGTCAAGAAAAAAATTATATAGAATAAAAAGAGCCTTTTTAGGGGAGCTCAATATGGTGTCTTAGGAAAATTATAATCTGGATTTCCAGCAATAGATTTCATATATCTTAAAAAATTTTCTTTCCCCATATTTTCTCTATTTCTTAACTGTTGTATATGGTATAAACAATTTTGATCTGGAATTCCATTTTCATCCAAACAAGCTTGATTAGCTAATTGTAAAAGAAGAATAGCTTCTTCATATTCCATATTACAAGCTAAATTTTTTGCCATAGCAATATATAGTATCCCGCTCGCACCATTATATTTGAAAATTAAGTCATATATAGCCTGAGCCTCTCCATATTTTCCTTCTCTTTTCAACTTTTGACCTTCTAATAAGACTATATTTGTAGTATGATGAATATCGTATTTCGAAGGTTTTGTTGTATATTCATTTTTAAAAAGTGCCATTATTTCTTACCTCCCCATCTCATCATTTCTCTATTAAGATTATTTTTAAGAGCACATAATTCTTTTCGTAAATTAGTCAAAACTTTATCGGTATGAATCCAAGATGATTTTGTTTCCTCTTTTAATAATTCTAATTCTCTTAAATTAATGATTTCTTTGTTAGATGATAAATGGGATACTACTTCATTACACCTATCTAATAAAGAACTTATGAGTTTCTTTTCTTTTGGAGAAATGATAGAATTATCTCCATCAATATCACCCTCACCATGTTGTTGTTTTATAGCATCTATGTTGTCTATTTGCTGAGTAATTAGATCTTGAATTTTGGAAGATAATAACGCTTTTGATAATGTCTTGACTTTACATGCTGTCCAAATTGAAATTCCAAGACCTACAATACTTGATAAATCTACACAAATCTTCCAAAACACTATAGTCACTCCTTTTCCTAAATTTTCATAATTATTATAGCATAATTTATTATCTCCTCCAAGGTGGCAATTTATTTTTCCCATCTTCACTTTTCTTTCTCACAACATTTTCGGGAATAATTATAGGAATATTAGAATCAAATATAGCGATATGTATTAGATTTACATTGGCTCTCATCAGTTGATGGAACATCATTTCATCTCCATAAATTTTATAAGCGATATAATCCCAAGTATCTCCTTGTTCTGTCCGATATACTTTTACTGTTTTCATACTATCGCCGTCCTTCTCTTTTTTGAATCAATTTCCATTAACACTTTCTTAATTTCTTGAGCAATGTTTGTTGGATTTTGTGCTCCATTGATATTGATAACAACAGAAGTTCCTCCAATACTCATAGAATTTGAATAATTTTTGTTTGTGATTCCTTGTAATTTTTCTCTCATCCCTTGAACTCTATCAGATAGACTTTTTCGAGTAGCAGTATTATTTAAGATTCGAGCTCCTTTTGGTAAATTTGCAACCATAGGATTCATAGCTAGAAAAGAACTTCCTGCCATTTCTACTAACTCGGCTCCCCTTTCAGCTAGGCTTGTGAATCCACCGGTAAAATAGTTTGTTCCACTCCAATGTTCAGTAAGACCAGCTGGATTTGCTTCTTTCGTTTTTGAACCAGCTTCTTGAAGCTCTTTTGTTTGCTCCTTAGTCTTTTTGAAAAATCCAGTAATTTTATCCCAAGTTTTTGAAACTATTCCTACAAAGCCTTCCCAAATCTTTTGAATTCCTTCTACCATGCTTGCAAAACCTTGCTTTATCAAATTAAAATTCCCGGAGAATATTCCGACAATAATCTTCCAAATTCCTTCAAAATAAAGCTTTATTCCTTCAAAGATAGTTATTACTCCATTTCGGAACCACTCAACCTTCTTAAATAGAACTACAAAAATAGCAATAGCTGCAACGATAGCTGCAATTAAAAATCCGATTGGATTCGCCATAAAAGCAGCTTTGATAGCCACTCCTGCCATCTTAGCAATTTTAATAAAATTAAAGAGTCCTCGAAGTAAAACTTTTCCTCCAATGGATCCAACATTTTTCATAACACCTAAGACTTTACTTGTCAGAGGAAACATTGTTTTTAAAGCATGTGTGAAGCCTCCTAAATTTTTAGCTGCATTAAATTTTGTAAACCATCCGATGCTTCTTACTAGTGGTGGAATAATACTTTTATTCATGAATCCGGCACCTAATTGAAAAGCTGCAAAGCCAGCTACTAATTTTACAAGTGCAGCTACTAGTTTTGGATGTTCTTTAATAAATGCTCCCATTGATTTCATCCAATTAGAAAGAGATTGCACAGTCTCTTTCAATTCAGGACCTACACTCTTTCCTATATCCATCAGCCCATTGATAAAATTATTCCTCATAATCTTAAATTGCTGAGTTAATGTATTGATTCTTTCTTCATATTCTCCATGAACTTTTTCATTATCAGACACTTCTTCCTTAACTTTCTGTAATTTCTCACGAACGCCATCTAAATTTCCAGATAAAACAGAGATTCCATTGATAACTGCCTTATCACTTCCAAAAATATCAGTAATCAAGGCTGCTTTATCTGCTGCACTAGAATTTTTAATTTTCTCTAATACTTTCAGAATTGTCCCTTCAGTATCTTTAGCCATTTGTTCGTGAATAGTAGAAGAATCTAATCCTAAATAATCTAAAGCAGTAGCTTTCGCTTTCGTATTTGCACCTTGAGCTAACTCGGAATATAATTTTCCTAATACAGTACTTGTTTGTTCTGCATTGACATTTGATGAAATCAAAGTAGTGGCAAAAGCCATATTAGCCTCTTTTGCTAAACCTATTTCTTTTGCAAATCCAGCTGTTCTTCCAGATACATCAGCAAGCTGTGCAGCAGTTACAGAATAGTTATTAGAAAGCATATTCAAGGTATCCATATAAGAAAATAAATCATCTTTTGATAAATTTAACTGTTCTTTGGTCTTTGCCAAGAAATTTCCTGCTTCTTCTGTAGAAATATCAAATGCTACTTTCATCTCTCCAGCCATTTTAGAGTAAGCAACAATGTCGTCCCCTTTAATTCCAGATTGTGCTAAGCTTCCTGCAATCTCATTCATTTCTATTTGGGAAAGAGGATTGTTATTTGAGATTTCAGCTAAATCATCATAATATTTCTTTGCTTCTTCCCCAAGTATCTTTCTCAAATCTGCCTGAGATTCTTCCAAATCGGCATACATTTTTACAGGTACTAATAATGCTCCCCCAATGGCAGCCCCCATTTTCAATTGAGAGCTTCCTTTTTTGGAAAATTCATCTGCGGTCGTTTGATATTCTGAAGCTTTTTGTACTTGTTCTTTGTAAATTCGTTGTTTTTCTAAAGCCTTATTTGTTTCCTCTAATTTCTTTTTATAGTTATTGAGAGTAATTCCTTCTTTTTCTAATTCACTTCTTGCGGCTTTGAATAAGTGCTTCTGTCTTTCTTTTTGCTTATTCAATTTTTCTATATATTTTTCAGATTCTTTTACTCTTTTTACAAATTCAGCATTCCCTTTTCCACTTCTATCATATTCTTCTTTCAACTTCTGTAAATGTTTAGAGGCATTTATATACTCTTGATTTAAAGATACAAAATTTTTTCTCAATTTATCTAATTTTTCTAATTTTCGTTGAGCTTTAGAAAGTTCTTCTGTTCCATCTTTTACTTTAGATAATGATTGTGTCATCTTCTCCATTGAAGAATACGCTCCGGCTGCTCCAACTACTCCCATTTGCCAAATTAAACTCAAATCTTTTGCCACACTATCACCTCCTAAAAAGTATTTGATTTCTCAGAAAATAAGTATTATAATAAAAAAAAGGAGGGGAATTTATGAGAGAAAAAAAATGTTTTCAAATTATGGTTTTTGTTGTAATTTTTGTTATTATAGCAACTTTTATTCTATCGCAATTCATTATCAACCCTCTAGGTTGGATTCTAGCTTTCTTAGGTTATAGCTTGTGGGATGGGCTTTTACATGGGCCTTGGCTTGTAAAACTTATTTCTTTCTTATGCCTTTTCATGCTATTTGGAGCCCTATTAGGAATAACCGATATGTTGTACAAAAAAATCCTAAACAAGGAATAATATTATCCCTAAAATAAAAGAGCAGCTTTGTACTGCTCTTTTTTATTCCCTACTTTTTTGCCTATCCTCTTCTTCCTGTACTAAACTATCCGCCTTTTCCAACCAATATTCCAATTCATATAAGCTACAAGAAATCATTTCCTCATAGCTTATATTTAATTTAAAATAATTTAAAATCCTTAATAATTCTGTAATAAGCTCCAGATAATTTATACAGTCACTTCCTCGGTTGAGTTCTTTTCTTCCTTCTCGGATCGGGAATCCCAACCTTTGCTTAAAAAAAGTTTGACTTGATTCACAACCTTTAAATAATCCGTTAAAGACATTGAAATCAAATCTCCGTATTTTACATCAGCCGCTTTTGCAGCGACAGTAATTGCCCAAGAATCTTCTAACTCTTTAATAGCTCCAGCTTCTTTATTTCTTGCTTTGAACTCTCTCTCACATTGTAACAAATCTTTCCCTGTCATATTTTCCAATTCTAATTCCAAAGTAGAAAATTCTTTGCCACCAAAATAATATACTTTTGTTAATTCAATTTTCATTTTCATTCCTCCTATGCTAATCCTAAAAATCTTCTAACAATATCATTTTTTAATCCATGGATAGAATTGATATTATTCAACACATCAATTTCTACCAAAGTTTTCTCTCCTACGGTCAATTTATAATAGGTTACGGATAAATCAATGGATGTTTCTAATTTCCCACTTGGCTTCATCTTAGGACCTTCAATATTTTTAATAAGTCCTTTAAATGTTGCATCAATCCCATAAATATCTGCTCCATGCGTTTGTTTATTCATTTTTTGAGCTGCTCCTTTACACTCAATCAAAATAGCCTCTCCATTGTTTAAATCTACAATTGTCTCATCAATCATATCCAATTTTAATTTCGCTTCCAATTTCTTAAAATGTCCATGCAAAGGTACATCCAATTCTGCGGTCATTCCCATTTGTTCGGTAGTAACCGTATCATATTCTATTTTTGGTAATTCTATCTCTGACATTCCGGCTAAGTTATTAGATCCATTGATATATGTTTCTGCATCAATCAAAGCTACCGGTATTGAATTTTTTGCCATAATATCCCTCCCTATTTTGCTATAGTAGAAGCAAATGCTTCTAATGCTGCAACATCATAAATTTTTTTGAATGTAATGGATTTCGCCAAAGGCACAATTCCAATTTCAATAGACCAAGTAATATCTCCGTTAATAATATCAATCAGACTATTATCGGAAGCATAGAAAGCTACTTTTCCACTCAACAGTTGATTTCCAGCCACCAATGAATTCAAACGAATATTCATTGATTTTTCCATAGTCTCCGCCATTTTTAAAGTAAATCTCTTATCTACATTATTAAAGTAAGAAATGACCAATTCGTTTCCAATATACTTAAACATACGTCTTGTATAAACAAATTTATCTTTCGGATCTGTCGCCAATGGATTTTTAGAAGTTTCAGAACCCCAACATCTCCAACCTTTAAAGTTGATTGCAGTAATTACTCCATTTTTATTTAAAAAATTGGCTTGTTGCTCTTTATCCAATCGTAATTCTTTTACATGACCTTGACTATTTTTCCATAGTAATGTATCCATTTTATAAGAATAATTCGATGGTCCTTGACTAGGTACTCCGTTATTTTCTCCGTCTACCTTCAAAGAAAGAGCAGCATAATGTAAAGAATGATAATAGGATTTTCCGGCAAGTCCTACTTTTCCATATAACAATACTTCATTCTCACTTGTGATGTTATTACTGTCTTTCCAATCCGGAATAGCATCGTATTTTTTATCCTCCGGAGCATTGATAAGAGCTAAAGCTTCAAACATTCCTCCATTGATAGATTTTGCTTTAGTTTCCATAATAGCTGCCACCTCTGATAAATGAGAAAAATCAGGAACATCTAAAAAAGAAGGTAATTCTGAATATTTTAAAAATACCTCATTCACCAATTCTAATCCAGTTCTTTTCATAGTATTACTATCAAATCCACCGATAGCATCTTCTTTTGTTACTTTCGAAATATCAACTTCTTCATATTCAATATCAATCTTGGTTCCGCCTGAAAGTTTTGCATAGATTTCTAATCCTTCCGAAGTAAACACAACTCTAGTATCTGCAACGACTTCTTTCCCAATACTTTCTTTTATCACTACTGTTTCCGGAATTACTTTTTGGCTCGATAATATATATTTTCCTTTTTGTAAAGGTTGTTCCGTTAATGTTTTCTTTTCAGTCTTATGCTTCTGTGGATCCAATATATTGACTAAGTATAATGGAGCTACTCCATACAATTCAAAGAAAACTTTAATTGCTTGTGAAATTGAAAAATCCAAATCATAAATATCTCCGAAATATTCTATTGCTTCTTGATATGTTCCAATCCGAATTACCTCATTAACACTTCTTTTTTCTTGTTTTACCTTATGCATAGGAGCCATTCCCACAATAAAATGCCCGTAATCTACAACCACAGGCAATTGAAATGCAGTAGCTCCTTCTTGTTGATAGGTTCCGTGTTTATAAGCCATTTCTACCTCCTATATAATTTTAATATAAAAAGAGAGACCATTAAGCCTCTCTTCATATAAACTAAATATATTTTCTGAATACATCCACCATATGCTCAAAATATCTAAAGTTTGGAATTTCTTTGTTACAATGTTTTGCTTTTTCATGTACCCAATATCCCGTTTCTTCATTTTTTAAACCATACTTATTTGATATTTTTCCGATTTTATTTGCAGATGTTCCTAAAATCTCTGCAATCTGACTTGCTGTAATGGTTTTATCTTCCACTTCTGGTGGCGGGATTAGTTCTCTCCCGGTTAGAACTTTTGTAGCTTCCGATACTAAAATTTCTTTATATCTTTCACTTTTTGAAAATGGTATTAAAGATTTTAGCATCTTAGCCATTCTGACATTTGCATTCTTTTCCATAATCTCAAGTCTTTTGTCTTTATCAATAGTTGCTCTTATTTCTTTCAATTTAAAATATCCTTTAACTAATTGCCTTTGAATATTCCAACTTAATTCATCATTAAATGTTTTGACTAACATCAAATAACCAGATTCGGTAAATAAGATAATTTCTTTCACATTATTAGGGATAAAATCCTGAACGGAATAATTTCGTTCAGAAAATTCCTTCTTAGTCATTTTAAAATAATCTTCATTTTCAATAAATTTATCTTTATTATTGTTAAAATTTTTAGTTACATCATTCACTTCTCTTCCGTGTACTTTTGCAATGTCCCACGCAGTTACTACTCTTTCCTCTTTGTATTCTTTGATACCAAGTTCTACATTATTAATTTTCACTAATTTGTTTTGCATCTTCAAATTCTCCTTTCACAATTTCGTTTAATGTTCGACTTATTTCACTTGCCATATCTGTTAAGTGTGCAAACCCTACACGGAAATTAGATACCTCATACTGATTCGTATAGATAGCCGTTTCCATCGCTAATAGCAAGTTATCTAAAGCTCCCATTTTTAAACTAAGTTGTTCCAATTCAAATTTTCTTTCCATAATAAAAAATACCTCCATTTGATTTTTTAGTTGCCAAATAAAGGTATGCAGTGTATAATATTTACATACCTCTCTTTGGGGTTGAGTGATATTTCAAATCTTTCTCAGGGACTGAATATCACTCTTTTTATTTTTTTCCTCTTATAGGTAACCTATTTATAGCTTCCCTAACTCCTTCAACCTTAGTAAGATTATTTTCTTTACAAAACTTTTCTAATATCTCATTAGTTGTTTTGTTAACTCTTACTGTTAGTTTTACGTCTTTGGGGTCATTTGTAGGCCTTCCTATTTTCTTTTTGTCATCCATCTTTTCACTCTCCTTTCTGACGACAAAAGTATTATAATATATCTGCCGTCAAAAATCAAGAGTTTTTTTATAAAAAAAGAGGAAATTCCGTTTATCTATTTATCCCTCCTAATTCATCTACGATTTGATTATAATATCCGGAATTATCCTCTTTACTGGAGTATTCTTCCACAGGAATTAGTACTCTTGTTAACAATGGATATTGTTTTCTTAGTTCTTCAATTTTATCACCGTAATATACAGTTCCTTTTATGAATACAAATTCTGGCAACATTAAATTTTTTCCAACAAATATATATCTCAACTTTTCCTCCTTCCTAATAACTCATTTATTTTATTCTGTGCAACAATTGAAGTTGCAGGGATACCAAATGTTGTGAATTGGCACTTAGAATAAAAATATGGTTCTGCTTGGTC